TGATAAGGTGGGCTTCAGTGTCTTCGGGGTAGAGAAATTAGTGATTGATGATGTGAAGCATTATTTCATAGAGGAAAATTCAGAGTTTTTGCTTTGCACGATTGAAGATTGATATGGATACTTTTAAATACTTAGTAAAATTCCAATGAATTTTCAAAAAAGCCGCTGCAAAACAGGATATTTGCACAAATTCATTACACTAAGGTCAACCAGTGATGCGGTTGAAGAACGATGCGTAAAATGCGGCAAAAAACATATCATAAAACTAGTAAAGGGAGAACCAAACGTTGTTGAGTATTCAAGGTGGCACATGAGGGAGTTTTTAATACCACAGCATCGGTTGTTCAATCGAGAATTTCGCAGAGTTGCTATATGAAAGAGGATAATATACACGAATACGCTCTCACTCGCCTCGCAACAGGCATACGGAAGGCGGCAAATATAGTTGGTAAAACTATGGGAGCCGCCGGAGTCAATGTGTCCTTAGAGCATAAACTAAACCCCAAACATCTTTTGGTGAATGACGGAAGTACTATCGTTGAAGCGATTGAGTTAGCCGATCCGATAGAAAGTATAGGTCTCTCGTTCTTAAAAGAGGCTGTGGCACGTAGCAATTCAAACAGTGGTGATGGTTCCTCAACTACCACGCTCTTACTCTCTAGTATTTTGGAAGAAGGGATACGTTCTGGTGTTTCAACGCTTGAAATAAAACGCTCGCTTGAAGAGTGTTTGCCAATCATTGAGTCAGCACTGAAAGACCAGACAAAGGAAATAACGGCAAAGGATATTAAAGCAGTCGCCACAATTGCAGGGGAGGATGAAGAAGTTGCAGCCATTCTTCAAGAAATCTATGAGAAAATCGGCAAAGATGGACTCATTCACCTAGAGAATAGTGGGACTTATGACACAACCTACTCTCTTATCGAAGGCGTAAGATTTATTGACACTGGCTTCCTCTCGCCCTATATGGCACACGGCCACAAAACGAAGGCAATCTACAAAAACCCCACGATTCTTGTAACGAAAAACAAGATACAGCATATCAATGACATAAATCCGCTTCTCGCTGCGCTTGAAGCACAGAATAAAAAGGACTTAGTGATATTCACGGATGATATGGATTCGGGTGTTGCTCGTATTCTCATCGAGGCCCACACAAAAGGTGTCTTAAATATCCTTATCATCAAGGCTCCGACTTTGTGGAAATCGTATGTTTTCGAGGACTTCGCTAAGTGTGTTGGAGCAACCATCATAGAGGATTCAAGTGGCACAAAACTCGGCAAAGAATTGCAGTTATCATGTTTGGGAACATGCGACACGCTCATTTGCGACAAAGAGGAAACAACCCTCATAGGAATTAAGGATATCTCCGACCACATCAAAGAATTGGAAGCGGATGGAAGCACAGACTCAAAACTCCGTCTTTCATGGCTCACAACAAAAACAGCTATCCTGAAACTCGGCGCAAAGAGTGAAACGGAGTTGAGTTGGCGCAGATATAAAACAGAGGATGCTATATTTTCAAGTCGCCTTGCGCTCAGAAGTGGTATTGTCCCCGGTGGAGGTGTCGCGTTATTTAACGCTGCACAACATCTCTATGACACTATTGGCGGCAAAATACTCAAAATAGCCCTCCAAGAACCTATAAAACAAATAATGCGTAATGATGGCGTAGACCTATCACAAAAAACTCCATTTGAAATCGGGGGAACACTCGGATACAACGCAAAGTCCCATAAGGGAGGCGTAGATATGTTCGAAGAGGGAATCGTAGACTCAGCAGAAATAGTACGGAATGCGGTGCGAAACAGTCTGGGAATCGCCGCCACAATGCTTACCACATCGAGCGTAATTACATTGCCGCCCAAGCCAATGGAAGAAATGTTGAATCAGCAACTTATGAGGCCAGCGTATTTTTAGAGTATGAGTAAGGTAACTGATTGGCTCAGAGAAAGGGGATTTAGGATAAAAAATATTCCTTCATCAGGAGGAATAGAAATCTTAAAGTTGTATACTAACAAGAAAGTATGTAAAATCTCCGGCTCAGAACTTTCACAAAATCCCACTTACGAAAAAATAATAGCATTGCTTGAACAAAAATTAAAATAGTATGTACAAACATTGCTCAGTCTGTCGAAGAAAACTTCTCTGGTTTAGGATAAAGAAGCGTTCATACATAGCCCCAATGGTCAGCCCGCGCCCTATAACAAGTGAAAATGAGATTTGCCACAAATGTATGCAAGATATTAAGTTCATTACTCTCCACAGGCCATCCTTGCGCCACAAAATATATTATTATAAGATTAAGATAAGAAGTTTTCTTAGACTATGAGTAAGTATCAAGTAGGAAAACACTGGACTCTTTCTGAGAAGGCAAGGAAAAATATTTCCGAAGGTCATAAGGGATTGAAGAAAAGCGCTGAAACTAGGGAACGGATGAGTCAAGCAAAAAAAGGGATTTCGTTGTCTTTAGAGCATAGGAGAAAGATTTCTGCGGTATTAAAAGGTCATCAATGTTCGCCTGAAACAAGAAAGAAAATTGCTGCGGCTCAAACAGGTGAAAAGAGTCATCAATGGAAGGATGGACGTTGTTTAAATCCAATATACATGTCATGGATTAAGAATAAACGAAATCGCAAGAAAAGAGGGAATGGTGGGATTCATTCTTTTGAAGAATGGGAGTCGCTAAAGGCAAAATACGCTTGGATGTGCCTTTGTTGCAAAAAGCATGAACCTGAAATCAAGCTCACTGAAGACCATATTATACCGGTGAGTAAAGGGGGTACAGATGATATTAAGAACATTCAGCCTCTCTGTCTTGCGTGTAACATGATAAAACATGCTAAAATTATTAATTATGCTGAACAACATGACTCTTGAAACTCAAAAGAAACTAGCGCAACACATTTTCCGCCTCCTCAAAGTAAACGAGATAGTATTTCCCATTGGTCGTACCAATAAAGGAAACCTCGGATTAAAGTTCACAGAAGGAAATAATGACTTCGAGATAATGCTTGATGCCGTCCCACTTTCGACCAAAGACATGCTCCAAGATGATAACAATATCGAATTAAAGAAGATGTTAGAGAAGTATTGGTTTGATTCAGAAAAACAACCAATAATCGCACAGCATTACACTCCGATTTTCGTCAAAGGAGAACTTGCGACGCCAGGAGAAGCTGTTGATGAAATATTGGATATACCTAAGAAACAACGCGGCCGCCCAAAGGGTTCCAAGAACAAGGCAAGAGACCTACCGAAACAAGAAGTACCGGAAGTGGTAGGATAATATGTATGGCTCGAACTCTCACAAAGAAGCGTAGGGGGTTCGTTAATGACTACGCAGATACTGGAAATGCGACCAAGGCTGTCTTGAATAATTATGACACCAAGGAAGCAACTGTTGCTCAAGTAATAGGAAGTGAATTGTTAAGAAAACCTATTATTCAGGAAGAACTTAGAAAGCTTGGATTTGATAGTAATAATGCCAAGCGTGTTGTTGCAGAGATTATGAATGATGACAATATTGAACCAGCTTCAAGATTAAATGCGGCCGACAAAATATTCAAGGTAAATAGTGATTATGCTCCTGAAAAGCATGTCAATCTCAATATAGATGCAAAACCTAATGAGCGAGCCAGAGAGCTTGCTGATAGACTTCTCCAATTACACGGATGAAGAAATAAAGGCTGCTTGGAATTCATATCCTGCACTTTGGGTTCTTTGGAATGGGATAAAACAAGAATCTGGCGAACCAATTGAGTTTAATGACCACAATTTCATGTGGGACATCTATAATGATTTGTCCCCCTTTTGCGCCGTCTTGAAACCACCGCAAGTAGGAATGACCACAGCGCAGATACTGAAGGCTTTGTGGATTGCGAAAAAAGAAAAAAAAGAAATCTTGTATACTCTTCCAACGGAAGATGCGATGTATGAGATGGTTTCCGGAACATTCAATCGCCTAATAGCCCAAAATCCTATTTTACAATCGTGGGTTGAGGACTCTGATACGATGAGTCACAAATCTGTGGGCGATTCGATGATCCGCTTTCGTGGCACGCAATCCCCCACGCAAGCAATCTCATATCCTTCTGACCTTTCAATCCATGATGAAATAGATGCATCTGACGCCGATAATATTGCCCTCATGGAGACGCGGCAACAGGCGCAAGCAAATCCAATGCGTTGGTATTTCAGCCACCCAAGTATTGCAGGATATGGAGTAGATATTTATTGGCAACGAAGCGATAAGCGCGAATGGACCATTGTTTGTCCTATCTGTGAGAAGCGTCAGATACTTACATGGCCTGATTCTCTTGATACTGAACGTCAATGCTATCAGTGCAAATATTGTAAAGCTGAAATTAGTGACGGTGTAAGGCGCAAAGGTAAGTGGCTCCCAACGGCTGTGGGTACATTTCGTGGTTATCATATCTCACAGTTAATGTGTCCATGGAAAACTGCAACAGCAATCCTTGAATCAAGAGAAGGGAAACCAGAAGCGTACTTTTATAATTACGTCCTAGGACTTCCCTATGTAGGTTCAGAGAACAAAATAACAAGCGATGTAGTGTTAAAGAACGTTGTTCCTGAAATCAACGAGCAAGCGGACAGAATTATAATCGGAGTTGATACAGGCCTTCCCATTCACTATACCTGCATGAACAAACAAGGTGCGTTCTATTACGCGACTTGTAGGCCCCCAAGCGCCGAATATGACCCGTACAGCGACTTAGAGAAGCTTTTACTACGTTGGCCCACCTCAATCATCATTGCAGACCAGGGAGGCGATTTGATAGGCATTCGGAAACTCCAAGCGAAGTATCCAGGTCGCGTTTACCTTGTGTACTACCGCAAAGACCGCAAATCAAAAGAGATGATAGAATGGGGCGAGAATAATGAGTTAGGAACTGTACGTGTTGACCGCAATAATTATATGCAATGGATGGTCGAACAGTTACGTGATGTTGGTCGAATAAGGCTCAATGGAAAGGTAGAGGAATGGAAAGATTGGGCGGCGCATTTTGATAACATTTATAGAGAAATTAAGGTTGCATTGGATAAGCCGGGAAAGGACGTTGCGACGAACTATGGTGCGGAATTGATATGGAAGCGCAATGGGCCAGATCATTATGTCCACACGCTTCTTTATTGCCTCGTGGGACTTGATAAATATGGCTCAACAGGGGCATCATTCATAAAACGTGATGATATAATGCGATTTCCTATGGCTAGCAAGCAAGATAATGTTATTCCCGCACGAAGAGTGTTAGGAAAGAAAATACAACATTATGCAAATCCCTTTGATTAAAATAGAGGTTACGCCTGATATTGCGGCAAAGATAAAGCTTTGTGCCGAAGCTGGTTTATTCGCAATCAAGACAGGTAATGCAACTCTCAATTTCCATGAAGGGGAGTTAAAATCAATTAAGACTGAGTTATACACATATGCTCCAAAACAAGCATTTGACATAAAAGAAATAAGTCTTATTCTGTAGGGGCAAGTGCTTAATGTGTTAATTCACAGGGCGTGGCGAAAGCTACGTCTTTTTTGTTTTATGAAGTGAGAAATAGTTGAACACACACCAACAAAATGCGCAGTCAATATTTCTCACTTCAGTAAATAAAATTATGGGAAGACATATCGGATACAAACATACGGAAGAATCCAAACGGAAAATTAGTCTGCGTCGTTTAGGCATGAAGTTTTCTGCTGAACACCGTGCAAAACTTTCAGCCGCCAAGTTAGGAAAAACTCCTTGGAATAAAGGTAAGGAGTTTACAGAAGAACATCGCAAGAATCTCTCTACCTCTCATATGGGCAACGTGCATCCCTTAAAGGGAAAGAGTAATCCTAAAATTGCTGGTAGTAATAACTGGCGATGGAAGGGCGGAATCACTTCTGTAAATACTCAGATAAGACATTCGCTTGCGTATAGACAGTGGCGCACATCGGTCTTCAAGCGCGACAACTTCACTTGTGTTCAATGTAAGCAAAGAGGAATGGAGTTGAATGCAGACCATATTGAAGCATTTGCTGTAATTATGCGTAAGAATGGAATCACAAGTGTTCAAACTGCCTTAATCTGCACAGAGTTATGGGATATAACGAATGGCAGGACTCTTTGTGTAGACTGCCACAAAAAGACTGATAATTACGGTGCTAAGTCCTTAAAAAACTATGCCTAATGAGGACGCCTTCACCACGAATATAGTTGGGGCCATGTCCCTAATGGACGACACAAATAAAATTAAGACTATTGGCGTACCTGAAGAAGGCATTGATAGTGAATATGAAGACCTTTTAGAGCTTCCGATGTCGGACGAGGAGTTGCTTTCCTTACGCGACGAATACGAAAACAAATCAAATGGCTATTACCCGAAGATAAAAGCACGGCAACAGAGAAACAAACTCTACCTCAAAGGCAAGCAGAGAAACTTCACCTCTCAAGAGGATAGAGTCATTTCAAAGAACCTTTTGTTTGAAGCGACAGCAACATTCGTTCCGGCATCTCTTGCGGAGAATCCTGAGCCGGTTGTATTTAGCGATAACACCGATGAGGGAAAAGCGGCATCGAATGATTTGAAGACGATGCTCCAGTACCATGCTGATGTGCTTGGTATGCGCCAGAAACTCGGAGTCATGGTGTGGCAATGGTCGGAGTACTTCATTGGTGCTGTAAAACACGGATGGGAACCGCTTATTGACCCTCTTACAGGTGAGGATAACGGCGACATTACAACTGAGCTGCGCAAGCCACAGAATCTTGTCCTTGACCCTGATGGATACGTAGATGAGTTCGGGGATTTCCAAGGATGGATAGGTGACCGCATTGAAAAACCCGCATCATGGTTCATTGAAAAGTTTCCCAAGCACAAAACTTATATAACCCTTAAGGTCAGTGAGAAACTTGGCACAAGAATTACCGCAACGGAATGGTGGAATGATGATTATTGTTTCACAACATTCCAAGATGTTGTATTGGATAAGCACAAGAATGAGTTCTTTAACTATCCGCAACCGACTCCGAAACTTGCTGAAGGTCAATTGCCTCCACCGCCCACGCCAGTAATCAATCATTTCGCGGCACCGAAAAAGCCTTACACATTCCTTTCCGTATTTTCTCTCCAAGAAGAACCTTATGACTTCACCAATCTCATTGAGCAGAACATTGCAAACCAAGACCGGATTTCAGAACGGGATGAGCAGATTACTAAGAATCTCGCAAGTGGCAATAATGCAGTGAAACTTTCCGGTCAAGATTTCACAAGTGAAACGGCAGAACAAGCAGTCCAATCGTTCTACCAAGAAGGATTTTTGCTCATTCCAAGTGGGAATATGGATGGCGCACAACGTCTCCCAGCCTCTCCTCTTCCCAGTGGCATTCTTGAAACGCAGGAAAGCGATATGCAATCTCTGCGTAGCATTTATGGTACCTCCGGTCTCATTCCTAACACCAATCCTGATGAAGCGGTTCGGAATAACATCATGAACGAGCAGCATGATAGCTCTCGTATTGGTGGAGGCGTAGGTGACCGGCTTGAGATAACTGCTAAAAATATATTCAATTGGTGGACGCAACTGTACTGTGTGTTCTACGATGGCCCGCATTACGCTGCCGTCATGGGTAACACCGCTGCTGTGGAGTATGTGCAACTCTCGGCAGAAAACATGCAACGCAAATTCGTTGTGACCGTTTCTCCTAACTCAATGGCTCCGAAAGATGAAATGGCGCAGCGGCAGGAAGCTATCAATCTCGCTCAGGAAGGCTTCTTAGACCCGATAAACCTGTTCAAAGCACTCAATGATGCAGACCCAGTACAAACAGCAGAAATGGTCACGCTCTTTCGGGTGAATCCGCAAGCGTATATGCAACAGTACTTTCCTCAGACGACTCAACAGATGATGCAACCGCAAGTATCGCCTATTCAGCCCGCAGGAGGTCAGCCGAGTCAAGGTGCTCCGCCGCAAGGTGGAGGGTCGCCACCGAGTCAGAGTCCGTTAGCGCAAGTTCCTATTAGCAAAATATAAATAACAAATATGTCCTCACATGAAAAAGCATTGAGCAAATCAAAATTGCCTCCAATGTCAGAAAAAAGGAAATCAAATATATTGAAACTACTTGGAAATAAAAGATTCAGTCCTAATTATCAAGATAAATTATTAAAACAAAAATAATATGCATAGCAAAGAGAAAGCGCTCTCAAAAATGAGTAAACACAAACACAAGAAAGGTAAAGACGGCAAGTGCGAAGTCTGCAACATGGTAATGGGTAACGAAGGAAAGGTCGATGACAAGGGGAAGAAGCCCGATATGTCCTACAAATTTAATAGGAATGAGGGAGCAAAGAATAACGACAGCGAAGAAGATTAATATGCATTCTCACGAGAAAGCATTAAAAGTAAAGAAATCTGGCACCTTTGAGGGTAAGTCCAATAAATTAGGGCATGGAGGTCGAGCGGCCCAATTGAAAGCAAA